TAAATGAATAGGAGTTATTAAAATGAAGAAACAAGAGTTAGTAAAAATAATTGAAGCCGTAGTTCGTAAAGAAGTGAAAAAACAAATGAATGAGATATTTATTAAAGAAGAAAACTCATCTTCACTTACCGAATTAGTTTCAAAACCATTAACCGAAAAAGAGTTCAAAGAACCTATTAGAAAACAGTATAAAACTAAACCTAAAAAGGAAGTAAATTATACATCAAACAAAGCTCTTAACAAGGTTTTGAATGAAACCGTTGGTGGAGTTCCACAAGGTGAAAGTGGAGGTCCACAAGTTGGGGGATATGAAGATTATCCAACTTTAGGTGATGGAACATTTGATTCGAGTAAGATAAATGATGTTTTAGCAGGTTCACCACCAGGAGTAGCAACTACTGAAACCGTAAAACAGAAGAAACGAGATATAGGAGCAGTTCAGACTATTAAGAATGCAAGAGTAAATGTTGACCAAGTTCCAGACCATGTACAAGATGCATTAACAAGAGATTATTCAGCAGTTATGAAGGCAATAGACGAGAAAAAAGGTGGGACGAATTTTCGTCCATAACGGAGTAAAAAATGGGTAGAGCACGAAGTGCATTAGAATTAGATTTAGATCCAGATGTAACTATTGGTTTAGGATTACCTATGCAACATGATGATGTAAATGGGTTTTTTCCTGGAACATCTACTACTCTTTCACAGACGGGAAGTAATATTAGAAATTTACTTTTAACAAATAAAGGTGAAAGAGTAGGACAGCCTACCTTTGGTGCAGATATATTTTTAACTTTGTTTGAACCAATGGGTGATGAACTTATTACCAGTGTTGAAGAAAAAATATCAGAGGCAATGGCGGATTGGTTGCCTCATGTATTAGTTAATAAACTTGTGGTTGAACCAGATGAAGTAGAAGTTAATCAGATGAATATTGAACTTGAATTTAGTCTTGTAATGAACCCAACAGTTTATGAGGCTATAACTTTAAGTTTTGCTACTGGTGAATAATTTAGTGGAGAAATAAAATGGCAACAAGAGTCCAAAAGGATGTTAGATATTTAAATAAAGATTTTGGTGCTTTTAGAGAAGGACTAATAGAGTTTGCAAAAACATATTTTCCAAACACATATAATGATTTTAATGAGACGTCACCTGGAATGATGTTTATAGAAATGGCATCATATGTAGGTGATGTTCTTTCATACTATGTAGATAGTCAATTTAAAGAAATGTTATTAGCTTATGCGGAAGATAGAAAAACTATTTATGAAATGGCTCAGGTATATGGATATAAACCGAAAATAACTCAACCTGCATTTACAAATGTAGACGTTTTTCAAACAGTTCCTGCAACTGGAACAGGAACAGCAGTAAAACCAAATATGAAGTATGCTTTAACTATTAATGAGGGTACACAAATCACTTCAAATAATGGTACAATATTTAGAACATTAGAAGATTGTAATTTTAAATTTTCGGGTTCATTTGATCCTTTAATTATTGATGTGTATGAGGTAAATCAAACAACTAAAGTTCCAACATTTTATTTATTAAAAAAGACTGTAAGAGTACAAAGTGGAACTATTAAATCAGAAACTTTTGTATTTGGTGCAGCAGAATCATATCCACGAATAAAAATATCAGCTACTGATGTAATAGAGGTAATTTCTGTAACTGATAGTGATAATAATATATGGTATGAAGTTCCATATTTGGCACAAGATACTACTTTTGTAGAAGTAGAAAATACAGCAGCAAATGATCCAAGTTTAGTTCAGTATAATGATACTGCACCATATCTTTTAAAATTAAAAAAGACACCAAGACGATTTGTTACTTACATTGTACAGGATGGTAAAACAGAATTAAGATTTGGTTCTGGTATATCAGATAGTCCAGATGAAGAAATTGTTCCAAATCCAAATTCAGTTGGTTCTTCATTACCAGGAAGTCCAAGTTATCTTGATACATATTTTGATCCAGCAAACTTTTTGAAAACAAAAGCATATGGACAGGCACCAGCAAATACAACTCTTACTGTTAAATATTCATATGGTGGTGGTATAAGTGATAATGTTGCAGCAGGTTCAATATCAAATATAACTGATATTGGATTTACACAGGTTACTACTGGTCTTAATGCAGCCTTAGTTACTTCGACTCAAAATTCAGTGGCGATAACTAATCCATATCCAGCAACAGGAGGAAAATCAGCAGAATCTACAACTGAAATTAAAAATAATGCATTAGCATTTTTTCAGGCACAAGGTAGAACGGTAACAAAAGAGGATTATATTACAAGAACTTATGCGATGGGCAATAAATATGGAGCAGTAGCAAAGGCTTATATCGTTCAAGATGAACAATTAAATATTCCAAGTATGCAAAAAGAAACTGCAGATGGTTCAAATATTTTTGTTGATGAAAGAAATTTAGATCAACTTAAAACTAAAAATGTACAATCATCTATTAAAAGACTTCCAAATCCAATGGCTATGAATCTATATACACTTGGATACACTGAAAATAAAAAACTTACTCAACTTAATGTGGCAGTTAAAGAAAATCTTAAAACATATCTTAGTCAGTATAGATTAGTAACAGATGCGGTTAATATTAAAAATGCATGGATTATTAATATAGGAGTTAAATTTGGTTATATAGCCCGTAGGGGATTTAATAAACCTGAAGTAACATTGAGATGTATTCAAAGTATTAAAGAATTTTTTGATATAGATAGGTGGCAAATAAATCAACCAATTGTAATTGCAGAATTAGTTTCAGTAATTTCAAGAGTTGAAGGGGTTGGGGCAGTTGTTCCACCATCGGAAGATAACCCACAAAAACATCCTGTATTATTTACCAATAAATGGCAAACTACAGATGGTTATTCTGGAAACGTATATGATATAAACTACGCAACAAAAGATGGAATAATATATCCATCATTGGATCCATCCATATTTGAATTAAAATATCCCAATACAGACATAGAAGGAAGAGCGGTTGGTGATTCTGTTGGTGTAAGTTTTTAAGGGAGAAAGTAAATGCATTATTTTGAATTTCCAAGCAAAGATACAACATTATATGAATCGAGTGAAAGTATAAATACTGGACTTGATGAGATTCTTGAAATAAGAAAAGATATGAATGATGATGGCTCAACAATAAATGTTTCAAGGGCACTTCTTAAATTCGATTTAACTTATGTATCAAAATCAATATCATCTGGGTTAATTACATCTGGTTCACAAACAAAATTTTATTTAAATTTATATGATGCAAATTCATCTCAATTAAATGTAGCACAAATTTTATATGGATACCCAGTTAGTCAATCTTGGGAAAACGGTTCTGGAAAATATCTTTTTTGGCCGATAGTAGAAGATGGGGTGAGTTGGAAGTGGAAGGATAATAATGTTGCAATGACTCAATGGGTAAGTGGAAGTAATGATACTGGTGGAACTTGGTATACTGGAAGTGGATATGAAGCATCTCAATCTTTCACTCATGAACCTGCAGATTTAAGAATGGATGTAACTGATATTGCATGGAAATGGTTACACAGTACAGTTCCAAATGAAGGATTTATGATAAAGAGAAGTGGTAGTGTTGGAAATTCAGATTCAAATGCTGAAGAAGGAAATAGTACAAGATATGGACATTTTAGTTTCTTTTCATCTAATACTCATACAATCTATCCACCAAAGTTAGAAGTAGTTTGGGATGACTCTACCTGGGCAACGGGAAGTTTATCACCACTTTCATCGGCTAATTTAGAAGATATGAATCTTTATATGAGAGGATTTAGACCAAAATATAAAGAAAATTCAAAAATAAAATTTAGAGTAGTTGGTAGAGAAAGATTTCCTGAAAGAACTTATTCTTCTACTCAATATTCTACTGGGTATAATACGGTAAAATATTTACCAAGTGGAAGTACTTATTATGAAATTAAAGATGCATATACAGAAGATGTTATTGTTCCATTCGGAAGTGGTTCGAAAGTGAGTTGTGATTCAACAGGGAATTATTTCAATTTGTGGATGAATGGATTACAATCAGAAAGATTTTATAGAATAAATTATAAAATAGTGAGTGGTAGTGGAACTGCTGATGAAACCGTTCAATATTTTGATGAGAAACATTCATTTAAAGTAGTGAGATAAAAAATGCCATATACAAATGAAGAATTAAAGAAAAATGAATTCTGGTTAAAACTTCATGAACAAGATAAAGTTGATTATCAAAAAAAACTTGAACAGGCTGAAACATTTAAAAATGCAACTCAAATTGTTGATGATGACGGTAAAGTTATACCAATAAATAAAACTACACCAATGAGAAATTCTGTTAATACATTTTTGGCATTTGAGGATCCAGATACGGGATTAAATTACGAAAGACCAGATCAATATATAACAGTTGATAAAAAATCTCCTCGATATCATGAAGGAGAAATTAGAGATAAAGTTTTAGATAGAGAAATAAAGGAACTTACATAAAATGCCACGACAACTAACCAGATTAAATGATAAAGATTTTGAACTTCTGAAAAAAGAAAGGATGTCGGTTCTTGGAGAAACAGGCGCCTTGAGCCCTTCCTTTGGTAATGATGTAGAAGATTTTGTAAAATTTCATGTATATGATATGAATGATACATATCTTAAATCTGGCATGAGTGAAGATTATGAAAATGATGGAGATAATATAAAGTTAAAACCAGGTAATGATTTAAGAAAAGTTGGTTTTACTCGTGGTGATTACAAAGTTAAGTATTTATTTTATAGACGAATGGCAGGAGCAGATGAAGTAGTTCTTACTAAGTCGGTTGGAGATGAATCAGGAATAGTACATAGTGGTAATCCACAACTTACTGGTGAACCGATGGGTCTTTTTTATGTTGATGAAGATGGTAAAGTATTTGAAGGTGAAAAACCACCAGCAGATGGTAGTCCACCAAGTGAACTTGATGTAAAAGAATATAAATTTTTCATTGATGAAATATCAGCCGATAGAAAAGAAGTTAGACTCGCATCACAAGTAATTAATTTAGATAAATATAAAGATGAATTTAGTAGTTTATCAGATGAATATGGAATTTATACTCCAGTAAGGGGATTTGGTTCTTTCATGATGGGTGGTGGATTAAATGGATTGGGAAAATTTGGTGGTATTGATAGTACGGCATTTCAATTTGATAATAAGGCAGGTAGTGATGCTGGATTTAAACAAAAATATATAGATGGAACACTTGAAGTTGAAAATGCATTTGTCATAGGATATACAGAACATACAAATACAAATGAAAATGGTAATTGGTCATTAGAAGATCCAATACCACC